GTCGGTAATCTCGGCTTCGTCAAAGCCCGTGAGTGAGATGTCGAAGTCCATCCCCTGTAACGCTTCCATCTCGACGCGCAGCATATCTTCGTCCCAGCCTGCGTCGAGTGCAAAACGGTTGTCCGCGAGGATGTATGCCTTCTTCTGCGCCTCCGTCAGATGATCGACGAATACGCATGGAACTTGCTCGATGTTCTCTGCCCGTGCAGCCATAACGCGCCCGTGTCCTGCGAGAATGCCGTAGTCCTTGTCGATAATGACGGGACTGACGAATCCGAACTCCCGCAAACTGCCGCGCAGCTTATTGATCTGCTCGGGCGAATGTGTCCGTGCGTTGTTGGCATACGGAACGAGTCTCTCGATTGGAACGAGCTTCATCTCCGATGTTGTTTTGTTCAAATGACTTCCCTCCCTACTTCCTCGAGCGCAGCAGCCGTTCCATCCGATCCTCCTGCGGAGAACCGACGAATGTGGTGGTGCAGTTCTGCTTTACGATGTCAAATATCTCATACCAGAGCAGATTGGACTGTTTCTGGAACGCCTGCCCCATCTGGACAAAGGGGCTTGCTATTGCCCCTCCGGTGGTCGGATGCTTGCCGATGAGCCCGTATTGACTCATTGCTTCCTCGCACTGGATAAAGCGGGCAAATGCCTGCGCGTAGCTTTCGAGCAAGCGTGGATTCACCAATCGTTCGCATCCTCGCTCCTTCAGCCACAGCCATGTCTCGCGGAAAATCTCATCCGCACCGAGCGGTTTTCCGTTCCTCTGCCGTGCCGACAGGAACTCGCTCGGTGTTGGCATCTCCTCACCATAGAGCTCGGCGGCGTCCACAAGGTCTGTACCGTCCAATTCCATCATCGGGAACTCCATGATGTGTGCTGTGCGCCCACCCGCAATTTTATCTGCGAGTGGCTCGGGTTTATCTCCCGCCCGGATGCGCCGTCCTCCGCGATTTGTACCGTCACGCGCCATCTTCTCGCCCCCATTCCTTTAATACCCCGTTTGAACCGACGTTTTTGTGCGTACGCCCCCTCCCCGGTCCAGTAACGGCGCGGTTTTAGAGATTTAACCGCCCCCTATGGGGGATAAGAACGTATTGCATTTGCTTCACTTTCGCGTTACAATAACCAAAAGGAGGTTATGCATCATGTCCAAGACGGCAACAATCAATATGCGCATTGAGCCGACAATCAAAGCACAGGCTGAAACCGTTTTTTCTAGTTTCGGTATCTCCGTGACCGACGCCATCAACATCTTTCTGCACGCATCCATCATGGAGGGAGGCTTCCCCTTCCAACCAAAACAGCCCCGTTATAATAGGGAAACACTTCTTGCCATGCAGGAAGCACGCGACATCATGGATGGCAAAATCGAGCCGAAGCGCTATCCGTCGCTGTCCGCACTGATGGATGATCTGGATGCGGAGGATGCTCATGCTTGATCTCGTCACCACCACGCAGTTCCGCAAGGATTTAAAGAAGCTGCGTAAACGTGGAGCAGATATGCAAAAACTGGATGATGTCCTGCAAATGCTCTGCGCGGAAAAACAACTCCCCGAAAGGTATCGGGATCATGCTCTGGTTGGCGATTACATTGGTTTTCGTGAATGCCACATCATGGCGGACTGGTTACTTGTGTACGCCATCGACAAAGGAAAACTGATTCTGACCGCTTCCCGTACGGGTTCGCATAGTGATCTCTTCTAGCCGATTCATTGGAGTCGGCTTTTTATTTTGGAGTTCTCCGCCGGTGAATCCGCTCATGACACGATACGCAGAGCGACATCAAATTGCTCTCGTCATGCGTGCCACCGTCGGCGAGAGGTCGAATATGATGCACAAGCGTCGCGAGAACGTATCTGCCCCGCTCCTTGCAACACTCACACAGCGGATGCGCTGACAAGTGACGGTCGCGAATCCTGCGCCATGCACTGTCGTATCTCTCGTGCTGATCGTACCCACGCGTGAAGTGGTCATAGTGCCGCTGCATCGTTTTCTCGTGCTCCTCGCAATAACAGCTTTTTCGATCTGTAAGATTCGGGCATCCTGTCATGCGGCAGGGGCGCTTCGGCTTTCTCGGCATCGCGCACCTCCTCGATGGCATCAAAAAAGCCCTCGCAGAGAATTGCTTCTCCGAGAAGGCTGATTCCATATCCTATTCTTGCTGAGTCTATCATATCACTGTCAACCCTATGAACGCAACGTGAACCTTTGTGAACTTATGTGAACTCAGATGCACTTTGCTGTCTTTTTTCCAAAATTTTTTCAACATCATCCAGAGCCTTGGCATGAATCTTATGCACCCATCGAATGCTGACGCTCATATCCGCTGCAATATCTTCCCATGATTTGAAGCTGTGGTAGCGACGCTCAAGTACCATCTGAGAGTTTTCATCCTCAACCTGCCAGATCGTATTCATGATCTCGAGTTTCAGACTGACCAGACGGTCAATGTCCGCATTGATCTCATCTTCCGTGTCAGTCAGCCGCGCAATGATGTTTTCCATCCGCTGATTGTTCGGACTCGGACTCCTCGGCATATCGCTGATGACGGCGCTCACATTCATCGCCATGTCACGCAGCTGCGACACATGGGCAACCTTATCATTGATGCGCCGATCAATGTTCCATGCCTGACTGAGATATTCTTTCGCCGTCATGCAAATTCCCCCTCCAACTTTTCAAGCAACCACTCTCCATCCAGACTTGTCAGCTGCCCAAACCATGCGGAACGAAAGAACCGCTCTGTCTCAGAACGCATCGCTGTCGCTGCAACATTCTCTGCGTCTTTGCCGAGTGCCGCCCTAGCCCACCGATAATCCTTCGCCGCCTGTTCGACGATGGCGTTTGCCAGAATTTCATAGTTCATGATGTTACCTCCGCTTTGACGGCTTCAATCAGTGCCGTCTGTGTCTTGTCCTTCCGTTTCAAGGCACGGAGGATTCTCTCGTCAATCGTGCCCTCGGCGATGATGTGCTGCACCACGACGGTCTTGGCACTCTGCCCCTGCCGATAGAGCCGCGCCACGGTCTGTTGGTAAAGCTCCAAGCTCCATGTTATCCCAAACCAAACGAGGGTTGAGCCGCCGCTCTGAAGGTTCAGCCCGTGTCCCGCACTTGCAGGATGGATGAGTGCGACGGAGATTTCGCCGCGATTCCAACGGGCGATTGCGTCATCTGTATCCAGTCGCACACACGTCACACGCTTTTCAATGCGCTCTGCATCATGCCTGAACCAATATGCCACGAGGAGCGGCTTGCCATTCATGCTCTCTACGATGTCCTCTAAGGCATCGAGTTTGCGGTCATGGATATGCAGTGTAGTCCCATCGTCAGTGTAAACCGCACCATTCGCCATCTGGGCGAGTTTCCCAGACAGGACTCCGGCATTTGCCGCCGTCACCTCGTCGCCCTTCATCTGCAAAACCAACTGCTCGCACATCTCGGCATACATTTTCTTCTCTTCCTCATTCATGCGAACACTGTATTCGCTCTCGATCAGCTCCGGCATCCTCAGATGGTCGGCGGCTTTCATGGAGATGGTAATATCGGAGATTTTCTCGTAAATCCGCTCCTCGGCTCCGGGCAAGGGGACGTAGGAGAAGACCACCTGTCCGTTGCGCTTATCCGGTTTGAAGTAATCTTGCCGATACTTCGTAATGAACCGCCCCAGACGCTGTCCCATGTCGAGTACCTTGAACTCTGCAAAGAGATCCATCAAGCCGTTGCCAGATGGCGTTCCCGTCAGCCCGATGACTCTCTTTGCCGAGGGACGAACCTGCATAAGTGCCTTGAAGCGTTTACTGCTCCAGTTCTTGAAAGACGAGAGTTCATCAATCACAATGGCATCGTAGGTGAAGTCGGTTTTCTCAACGAGCCACGGAACATTCTCCCGGTTGATGATGTAGAGGGAGGCTTGCTTGCGAAGTGCCTCCCGACGTTCTTTCTCCGTCCCCACTGCTACGGAGTAGTGAAGATGTTTCAGATGCTCCCACTTTCCGATCTCCTGCGGCCATGTGTTCCGCGCCACACGCAGCGGCGCGATGATAAGGACGCGGGAAATCTCAAAATAGTCAAAGAGCAGGTCATTGAGAGCTGTGAGGGTAATCACGGTCTTCCCAAGCCCCATATCCAGGAGTACGGCTGCAGTCGGATGGCTTTCGATAAAGTCGATGGCGTACTGCTGATAATCATGCGGTATGAACTTCATGGGGCATCACCTCCTATCTCAGTTAAAACCTTGTCAATCTGATTGATTTCGTCAATCACATGCACCTTGAATCCAAGCCGCCGAAGCAGTCTGTGCCGGGCGAGCTGCAACGGTCGAGGCTTTCTGCCCGGTGCTTTCAGTTCCACAAAGCCCATCCTGCCATGTGGCAGAAGCACCAGTCGGTCGGGCATTCCGGCAAATCCCGGCGAGGTAAATTTCGGAGCGATGCCGCCTTTGCTCCTCGTCGCCATCACGAGTGCGTGCTCGATAACTTTTTCTCTCATATCTGCTAAAACCTCTGTCATATCGGGGCTTATAGTCGTTCTGTGACAGTCGGTGACGGTCTATTACCAAACTCCCCTTATAGACAATTTTTCCTATAAAACAGCCCTAAAGGGGGTTTATAGTATGACCGTCACCGACTGTCACACATCATCTTCCTCTGCCAACCGAACGCCTGTAACAAACCGTCCGTCACGCCGCTTTTCCCGCTTGAAGCCGCGCTGTTCCAGTGCGTTATAAAAATCCGTCGTGCTGCGGATAAAATCTCCGGTTCGCGCACAGTAAGCACGATATGCACTGTAGAACGCACCGGATTTTTCGTGATGATCTGCGCCAATCTCGCAGCACTCTTCAAGGAAGTGGGCGAGCCAGTCGCTGTCGCTCCTGTACCTATTGATGGCATCCTCGACACATTTCGGACGTTTCAGATGGTAGTTCTCCGCGATGGCTTTCTGTGCGCCCTCGATAATCCACCGTAGGGCATACTGACCTGCGTGCTTTTGAAGATGCCCGGCGTAGTTTTTAATGTCTCCCGCCCCGCTGATGACAGCATTGAACGGAATGACGATGAGCCGCCGCCAGATGCCCCTGTCCATCGCGCCTACTTTTGGAAGATGATTCGTGTAAAGCACCAGTGTGTGGCTCGGTGTGAAATCAAACGGCTCCTTGTACTTCTTCTCACCCTTGATCGGATCGGTGGAACAGAGCTGCTTTACGGTCGCCGTAGAGAGGCGCATTCCTTCCTCAAGTTCTGCAGCAATCAAGAGACGCTTGCCCTTCACCTCGGCTATCTCCGGTTTCACGTTGCGCCTACAGCCCGCCGCCAGTGCATCGGCAGAGATACTGCCGGCATAACTGCCAAGTGCCCATGCGATGGTATTCCAGAAGGTCGATTTGCCGTTTGCCCCCTCGCCATAGGAGATGATGACCGCCTCCATATACACCTTGCCTATCGCACCAAGACCGCAGATTTTCTGGACATATGCGATCAGTTCTGCATCACCGAGAAAGATGGTGTTCAGAAAATCCTTCCACAGTTCCCGCCTGTCATCGCTCGGTGCTGTGCTGCAGATTTTCGTAATAAGGTCATCGGGTGTAAAGTCCCTGCGGACACCCGTGCGCAGATCGTATGTCCCGTCATGGCAATTCAGCAGAAACTCGTCATGGTCAAGGTCGGAGGGTCTTGCAAGGAGCAGCGGCTTTGCGGCTTGGAGAGCTGATACGATGTACTTCATGTCGCGCCGTTTCATGACAAACGCTTTATAAGTCACCGCAGATGCGTATGCGATGTAGGCATCATGTTGATCCGCACTGATTTGCTTTTCGAGCGTCTTACCGCCTGCGTAAATGGTATCCTCCGGAACGCCGACCTCACACAATGCCTTGAAACTGCGCTCCACGGCATCCTTCGCATCGGCAAGCTGAAGATCCAAGAACTCCTCTGCCGCACCAACGGCAAGCTCCCTCGACTCCTCCCAGTATTTCCCGTTGTAGCGAAGATAGTCCGTGGCTGTTGTAAAGCGAAGCTCGTTTTTATATTCCTGCGCCAGAATCTTCGCCTGCCCGATGTCGGAGTAATCGCTTGGTTTCAAGGAGTTCCCGTATTCCTCGGGTGGCACATATCCGTCCTGCTTCTGCACCTTCCTAGCGAAGGTGCACGCACTCCGCCAGATTTTTGACAGTTCCTCATCGGGCAGCGGCGGGCTGCATTTTGCGGCTTCCTCCAAGAAAATCTCATGGGATTTTTCAGAGATTCCGTACCGCTTCAGCACACGCCCGGCAAACAGCGAGAGTGTGTTGTTACGACTTCCTTCGGGAATACTCCTGTCCTTGAACCAGAAGTCGATGGTCACATCGCCTTCCTGCCAGATCACATCATCGACGGGATTTCCATAGATGAACCGAGCAGCATCCAGTGCCCCGTCATCGAAAAACGGAAACTGCCGATGGATATTTTCCTTGAGCCGTCTGCACTGGTCTGCATCGGTGATTTCAGGATGCGGAAAGTAGACATGAAAACGTGGGCGCGCCGTATATTGCCCTTTGGGTTTCATATTGTGACGGCTCGGTGCAACAGCGCAGCACACGCCCTCCAAAATAACAGCTAGGGATTCCGGCGTAATCCAATCGTCGGGATTTTCCGAGTGGTCATTGTCGCAATCCATCACGTCCACGTCGGATGCGCTGAATCTTTCCTTCCCACGGTGATTGTTACGAAAAGCCGCGCACACATGATCGCGAGCAACGGCAGCTTTGAAGTCCTCCGCTGATTTCACGATGCACTTATGGGGATAGATGGCATTGTCTTCCTTGCCACGACAATCCGCCGTATAGAGCGTCATTTGCATACAGATGCCTCCTCGCATTTCGTGGTGAAATAGCGGATGTTCTTCCGCAGTCTCTCGGCATGAGCAATCTCCGCTGCCATGCCCTCGGTGATCCTCTCGCCGAACACCCAGATTTCGCCGCACAGCCGCAAAAGCTCGAAGTTCATATTCATCGCTTTCTCCCGCTCATCTACCTCCGACATGAACTGAGGAAAGTACAAGTGCGGCGCAAGGGGAATGCGTCCCTTGCTCACGGCAAACTTACAGTACTGCCGCGCCCGCATGACGTTGACGCGCGGATTGTCCCGATAGGGCGAGCAGATGTAGGTGAACAGATTCTGTCGGAATACCTTGGTGAGAGCTGCGTGCGCTGTAGGATCGGCATAGCCCTCGTGGTTGTATCTTGGAATGCACATAGTTCCTCCAATCCGCAGGGAGCCGCACGGTGCGACTCCCCACTTTCAAATCACTGCTCGATGAGGGGAAGAATCCCATCCGCTTTCAAGAGGTCATAGATGAAAAGCCGTCCCGCCTGTGTCCAGTAGGTGTGAATCTTGCTGTGGTTCGTACCATCCTTGCCGGGATAGACGTGTGTCTTGGTACTGGTGTAGCCCTTTTCCGCATATTCCTGATAGAGCAGCCAGACACCGCCCATTTTGTACTGGACATCGCTTGCGGAAAGATAGCGGTTCATGTGGCGGCCGCTCCAACCGTAGTCCTTGGCGATAATGGAAATGGGAACGAGGTCGGGACAGTTCAGCACAATGTCGTAGTAGCTTGCTTTCGGCTGAAGCTCTGCAATCTGCTGCTTCTGCACAGCATTCTCTTCCATGAGAGACAGCCGCTTTTCGCGTTCCTCCCTGTACGCCATCAATGCGCAGATCATCGCCTCGGAGTTCTTGAGCATTTCGTCAATCGCATAGACACCGTGCCTCCGAATTGCGGGCAGCACCTCCGAGGTCACCCATCGCTTGAACTTCTTCGCTGCCGGCAGCTTCGAGGAAAGGATGAGACTGTAAAGCCCGGATTCGTTGATCACTGTAACTTCCTGCTCGCCGCCAAGGGTGTCGCATTTTGCTACCCCCTTATCTTCCGTGTCAACACGCTTTGCCAACGCATCACGGGGATTGCTGTACCCGAGAACGTTTGCCACATCTTTGCCCACGAACCACGGCGCACCACTGCGTTCAAACACACGCACCGAGCCGAAATCCTCGTGGGTGAATACCTGTACGTCCATAAATATCTTCTCCTTTATGTACCGGGAAAAATCTCCCTTCACTAACCCACTGGACGTTTTGGGGCAAAGTGGCCGAAAAAGATCAAAAAAAATCCTCCCATTTTTCAGGGAGGAACAGTGTCAATCTTTCTGGTAGAACGAACACTCAAAACCATCAGCATGGAGAAGCAGTCCTTCTGCCCACGGCGGGGTTCTCTCCATCTGCTCACAGACTGCAGAGAAGGCGACACGTTCGTCGCATTCGATGATGAGTTCGTCATGGACATGCGCGACAATGTCCATCGTTCGCAGTGTCTGCATGGCATAGCAGAGAATGTCGCGGCTGATCGCCTGCGTAATATTCTCCACGAGTTTTGGACCGTAGGATTCGATCCGCGCCCACTTTTTTGAGAGATCCAGTCCCATGTAGGTAATGGACTCACCACCAAACTGATTTTCTCCGATGCGCGGCTTCACATAGGAGAGTCTGCGACCGCTCGGAAGTTCGATGAACATCATACCGCCCTGATAGATGAACCGGATTCCGTGCGTGACTTTTGTGCTGCGCTCCTTGATGCAGTCCTTTGCCGCACGATCCACTGCCCACCAGAAATCCACGATGTTCGGATTTGCCGAACGCCAAGCATCCACGAGCGGCTTTAATTCCTCTTCCTTCATCCCGGATTCCAATGCGCCGAACGCTTTCAGCGCACCGACGGAGCCGCCATAACCACAGGCCAGTTCTGCCTGTTTCCCTTTTTGCCGTAGATGCCCGTTCTCGCCATGCTTGACCACGTTGCAGTGAAACATCCTGCCCGCAGTGGCACAGTAGATGTCGCCGTTGCCCTCAAAAATATCCATGCGCCATCGCTCCTTGGCAAGCCATGACAGTACCCGTGCTTCAATGGCAGCGAAATCGGCAACGATGAATTTTCTGCCATCCTTCGGAATAAAGGCTGTGCGGATAAGCTGCGACAAAACGTCCGGCACGGAGTCATAGAGCATTTCCAGTGCTTCATAATTTCCCTGCCGCACGAGATCACGGGCACATTTGAGGTCGGAGAGATGATTCTGCGGAAGATTTTGCAGCTGCACGATGCGTCCCGCAAAACGCCCGGTGCGATTTGCTCCATAGAACTGGAACATTCCACGTGCACGCCTGTCAGCACAGACAGCATTTCTCATCGCCTGATATTTCTTCACCGAGGATTTCGCAAGCTGCTGCCGAAGTTCCAACACTTCCTTCAGTGGAACGGGAACGGCAGCAAGGAGGGCAGTCACGGACTTCTTGTCGAGCGACTCGGCTTCAATTCCCTGCTCCTTGAGCCATGCCTTCATCTGCGCCACGCTGTTCGGATTTTCAAGCCCGGTCAGATTTTTCAGTCTGTCCCTCAGTTTTTCCTTGGTGAGCGCGTCAATCTGGACAGCTTTCTTCACAAGCAGCATATCCAGACGTATCCCACGGTCATTGATTTCCTGGTCGAGTACATATTCCTCCCACACCGACTGCGGTACAGGATATTTGGACAGACGTTTCTGTATTGCCAACTCCACTTCCACGTCACGGTGGTTGTATGACTTGAACAGTTCCCACTTATCGCCAGTGGGTTCATGGAACGGCGGCGTAGAGAAATAGCGAATGAGTGTCTTGCCCTCGGTCATTTTCTGTTCTTCCAGTCCCAACACCCTACCCACGGCGACAAGTGAAAGCGGCAATCCCATGTAGGCAGACCAGACCATTGTGCATCGCCAGCTGCAGGGACTCAGAAAACGGGCACACTCTTTGGAAAGCGGATGGTTGTCACGAAACGGATCGAGGTCTATCCCCAAGTCCGACAAGTAATGCGACAGGCACACACGTTCAAAGTTGGCATTGAATGCCCACTTGATGACGCTCTCATCGGTCAGAGCATCCAGAATTTCCTGCGGAATCTGCTCACCACCCACGAGGTCGATGACCTCCACCGCGCCTCCATCCACGGCATAGCCGAAAAGCAGGATTGCAAAGTCCTCAGCTTCGGCATAACGGTAAACTCCACTCTTGCTGATATCTACGCTGCTCCGAGTTTCAAGATCGATAGAAATGGACTTCATGTCACTTCTCCTTCCGTGACAAAGGCAGCGAAGACGAATCCCCGCTGCCCGTGTCACCTAGTCTTATTTAGCTGAGAAAGTCTTCGTCCTCATCGGCGAAGTCATCCTCGGCACGTGTCTTGCCTCCAAGCGGATCCCCGTCGGAAATCTTCTGCAGGTTGTTCAGCCCACAGGCAATTCCGCGATTGCCGTTGTTGTTGAATGCGTAGAAGTTGATGCTTGCACGTCCGTACACACCGGAGTAGACCTCCGAGTGCTCAATGATCGGATTGCGGGCGGCATCTACGATACCGGGCGCAGTCGCAGAGTTGGCATTGATGAAGTAGCTGTCCTTGTATGCCTCATCATCCGGGCGTTCCGCATCGCCATCACGGAGCGGCGTCTTGATCGCCGAGAGCGCAGGGACAGACTTGCTGTTTCCCTTGAGCTTTGATTGCCCTTCCTCGTACGCCGCCTGAATGGCGTTCTTGACTGCGGTCACGGTCTTGGTGTCGGACTTGGGAATAATAAGCGAGACACTGAACTTCGGCGTACCGCCGTTGATGGACTTTGCCTGCCAGACGTTCGCATAGCTCCAACGTGTCTTGACACCCGTGATCACTTTTGTCGGATTGATAACTTTTGCCATGATGTGTTTTCCTCAACTTTCCTTGAAATCCTCTGCTGCGGTATTCATCGCAGGCCGCTTGTCGCTCATGGGAGCGAGTGTGGGTTTCCCCTGCGGCTTTACGATGAACCCACCGAGCAGTTCCTCAAACTTACTTTTTCCAAGAAGTGCGGTCATCGCCGTAATTCCGAGCAGTTTCTGCTCATACGGCTCATAGCCCGCTTCTTTGACGGTCTTGGCGACCGCCGTTTCATCGGTGTATTTCCGATTCGAGCGTCCCTCGACCAGTTTCCAGTCCGTCCACTGTTTTCCTTGGATCGCCCGCTGCAAGGCGTACTCCTTGATGTCGCTGACCCATGCGGCGAGCGTGTCCGCCTTTGCAAGCACCGCTTCCACCTCGGAGTCCTCCAACGTCGGTGGCATCTCGAAGTCATACCGGGCGAGTTCCAGATTGTACTCTGCCCGCTTGCGACACGTTGCCTTGATCTTGCAGAACTGGCAGTGCGCCCCTGCACAGAATGCGCCCTCCCCCGCGTATGCCAGTTTTGCTGCAGGTACAAGCGTATCTTGCGCCCACGCCAGAAGGTCGGCTTTCGAGATGATGAACTCCGAGATGTTGGCGAGACGAGGTTGGAAGATCACCATCCGCACCTCGTCGATGTCATAGAGACCGTCGAACATCTGGATGCAGCCGAGTGCGTAGCACATCATCTGCGGATTGCGCTCAGCACTGACCTCAATGCCCTTGCCGTGCTTGTAGTCCACGATGCAGACGGTCTTGCCGGAGATGAGGAGCGTGTCAGCTGTGCCGAAGCCGCCCGGCACGAAGTCCGAGAAATCCACGCGCTGCTCCACGGACACGATTGTGTCGGTGCTTTCCTCGCGGAACTGACCGACCAGTTCCATCACGAACTGGCAATATGCCTCGGCGCACTCTTCCATCTCACTGTCATAGGAAGCGAGGTTCTTGGTCGGATCGCGTACCCGCTCCCCCAGAGCCTTGCGAAGTTTGTACTCGCAGAGCGTATGTGCGTCCGTACCTTGTGCGGCATACTCGCTCGGCGTGTCGGATTTCTCCGCATTGAGCCGTGCCGACGGCGGACAGGCAATCCATCGTGCGGCAGAGGATGCGGAGAGAACGGCATGCTTACGTGCCAATGCGCTCAGCCTCCTTCAAGAGTGCCGCATACTGCTCCGGTGCGATGTCGCTGAGTTTGTCCGCACCGAACTTTGCGATCAATGACTTGACTGCGGCACTGTGTCCTGCGACGGAGAGTTTCGCAAGTACGGCGCGCACCTCCTCATGCGTCGCCGCAGACTTCTCCGACTCTGCCATCTTAGAGAGCGTATCGGCGATACGGCTGAGCGTCGCGGCACACATCCGCAGTTCCTCGATGACCTTTTCCATGCGTCTTTCCCCCTTTGTCGGTCTGCGCGTGACGGATGATCTTCCCCGCCAGTCGCTTCGATACCACGCTGATTGCCGTCAGAAGACCAATCAGCTCTGCGTCATGATTGCTCATGGGAGCGTCCTCCTTTCCGGGGAGCTTTTCCGCTCCCTCTACTACCCCACTGGACACTTTTGGGCAATATGGCCGAAAGTTTTTCAAAAAAATCTCCCGATGCCTGAAAACATCGGGAGATCCTTGTCAATCAGCGATAGTCCTTGAGCTTCTGAGCGAGCCTTTCCCGAAGCTGCGCCCACTGGTAAGCGAATGTGTTCCTCGGAATACCCATCTGTTTTGCCGCCTCACGCTCGGAAACGGTAGACACGAGTTCCAACATCCTGCGCTCACGAGCATCGAGCTGCGCAAGCTCTCGAAGGAGTGCAGAGAGCAGTTCCGCATCGGCAATGATGTCCTCCGGGAAGCCTGCGTCACCTGCGATGATATCAATCAATGCGATGTTCTCGTCCATTCCGGAGGGAGCATGCAGGTGAAACAGCAATGGATCCGGGACACGATAGCGGCAGCGGTCACAATCGCCATCGCATTTCCAGAGAAATTGTCGTGGACAGCAGCACGCGCCGCTCCGTTGAAGCCGTTTCCGCTTGCTGTTGATTTCCCGATAGGCTTTCATGTAGAAATCCCTCGAGACAGGGACGAGTGTCACCTTGTCGGCATTGACTGCGTCACGGACGGGAAAGCGAAGTGGAGTTTTTTTAACTTTTTTTGACATAAAATCGGACCTCCGTCCAACAACCGCCGAGGTTGTGAAGGGACGGAGATCCGCTGTTGATGCCGGCGGTCGTGCAAGATGCAGAAATACACCCGTTGCGGGAATAGACTCCCCGCCCCAGATTGCACCTGCCGTTCGCTGGCATGGCTTCCATATTCGGTTATGCCACCGCTTCCGTAGCGAACTGCCCTTAAATGCGCATGGGCAACACTTCCACGGTGACGGGCAGTTTAACGTCATGCCGGGGACAAGCAAATTTTTGTTTTATGTTCGTGTCCTTTCTGCCTTTTGTATGTGTAAAATGATCTCACATATGAAGTGTAGCATAGTAATAAATTTTGCCCGTTGAAGAAAGTTCAATAAGAATCTATCCCTATATGTGAATCTGAATCCAGTTGAATATGGAATTACCTATCACCTAAGATGTTTTCCGTTGGATAAAGTTCAATAAAAAATTTTTTGGTGAATATATCCCTAAAAAGACATAAAAAAAGACCAGAGATTCGATTAACAAATCTTTGGTCAAAAACAGTCAAACGGAGAATTTCTATTTCCGTTTTCTTGGCTTTGGATTTTTTATAAGATTACTATGTCCATCGGCTTTTAAGTCTTCCAGAATATCATCATAATCTGTTGCCCAACTAACTGTAAGAAGCTGATGATATATACTATTAGACTCGGGCGGCATGGACGGATTAACAGATAAATGTGCGCGACTTAACATTGCATCGCTGACAGCAAACGGAATATGGATCCCCAAGCAAGCCGATATTACATTCTCTATAGTGAGATTTTTCCCTTTCCACATATTTGCTGTGGTTTTGTTGTCTATTCCCGTGGTGCTATATAACATATTGGCACTACAGCCACATATTCTGCGGCTCATTAGTTCCCGTAGAGAAGGACCGAATTCCAGGCCATAAATTTCTTCAAGCATCCGCGTTTTAATTTCACTTACCAGACCATACCGCTTCAATACCCCCTCCATATTTGTTACCTTATCAGAATATCTAAATGTCTTGTCCGCATTTTCTGGCGGCAACTTTATATAATGCAATTCACCGTTTTCATCCGTAATAAATTGCAGGAAGTATTTGTCAGTATAACATTCGTTATCTCCCTTATCATCCTTGTCATCGCTGGCACGATTATATCTAGGTATATCGTTTGCTGCTATTTCATAATTGTCATCATAGATGTCGATTGAGTTGTCATTTCTGTCACCCCCAGTTGGTTTATTGATTTTCCCTTTTGCATAATCACTTAATCGAATATTTCCATCTGCGTCCCTTACAACATATTTCTCGTCAAAGAGACAAACTTTTCCTTCCACATAAACAAAGTTTCCCGATTTCATAAGATCGGATAAAACGGGGCTTTTCTTACACCATGAATTGAGCATTTGAGAACTGATTTTAATTACGGTCTTTTTTTCACTCAAGTCATCATCGCAATTATCATCACTGTTCCCATCCCCATCATCGGCGATCGATCCATTTTCCACTTTTGCCGTCGGCAAAAAATCCGATACATTCTCAAAAACATCATGTCCTTCGGTCAAGAGGAAATCGCGCAAATAATCATCCACACGGATTCTTAAATCCGGTTCTGCAATTTCTGCCCTGTCCACAATGGAAAAGAACCGCCTCGCTTTGAGCCAATCGACAGTCTTAAGCAAATCTTCAAAGCGACCAAAGGCATCAATATTACTTTCAGTCACCTTTGTACGAAGGAGATTTCTGAGTTTTTCCTCATCAATTCCAAGCCTACGAACGATGCGTGTTATCCGCTCATTCTCAGCAGATTCCTTGTAGTTGCTGATATATTCGAGAAAGGATTTTCCATCCGTAATGACAACATTTCCATTATGGAGATCGCGAAGGAAAAGATTCGCATATTTCTGCTCCTCCGCAGGCAATCTGGCAAAAGACTTGTGAAGTTCTTTCAATGTCTTTTCCATTTGTTTGGCATCTGCCTCATCCATCATTACCAGTTTTAAATATTTTGAGAAGCGAGAATTCATATAATCAGAGTCAATGGCATCCGTTGGAATCGCTATCAAATGGGTGTCGATGTCGAAGGGGACATCGTCGCCCCTCCCGCCACGGCCACCGGAACATAATTCTTTGTAGCGTTGCACCAAGGTCAAATATTCTTCTTCGGTAAAATTAACATCATATTGCCATTCGCCTTCATCCTTACCCAAGTATGATTGTTGTCCCCAGTGAAATCCTTGAATTGATGCTGCCTCCAAGTATGTATTGAATTCCTGAAACAACTTGGCAAATTTGGCACATTCGGCTTTTTCCTCTGGCAACGCAGCAAAATCAGCGATACCAGCCCCCTCAAACAAATCACGCATTTCATCGAATACGCGATTCATATTCTCCAGATTCTTGGGCAGCTTATCAACAAACAGCCCAATGGGTACATCACCGGAATATGCTTTGACGGCCTCTTCGATGTTGCGCGTCATCAAATACGGGCGTCTATAATATCGAATCACACCGAAAGGTTTGTCCTCGCCGAATAGGCGATTGGTGCGGGAAAATGCCTGTATCAGATTTTCGTACTCCATCAGCTTGTCTCCATATAGAGCGTGTTAATCCACTTGGAATCATAGCCGGTAAGCATCTGATTGACCACAATCAGAATATCAATCTGTTCTTCTTTTTTTATGTTGTTGTAAGGCTTCTTATGGGCAAGACGAAGCTGCACATCCTCCCTGAACTTGTCATAGGAAGGAATCGTAAATTCCGCTTTGTATCTCTTCCGATAATCTTCCAAAATCTCAACGATGCCGTCTTCCTTCTCCAACGTCCCGCCACCCTCATTATCAATATTGGGGTCAAATACGGCTGTGATGGCTAGTTCCGGCAACATGATCTTAGCCATGCGATAATATGCCACGGCCTCCGGGATGCTGTGGGTGGCAAAAATGGCATGAAATTTCCCGTTTTGGCTGAGGACTTTCCACTCCCTTTTTATATCCGTGAGCACGGCCTTTTTATGGACATCACGAGTATATTGGGAATTAGGAACAAGTTCCTCTATGCCCTTGATGTAGCGATTTCCTCTCTGGAATCCAAGCATGGGTACAAGCGACCGATTCATATATCGGTTATACACTTTCGCCTTACGCTTATCAGCCAAGGCTTCCTCCACGGTTGCGGCCTTAGCTTTATGTAGAGCTACGGAAAGCCTTAAATCACGGTCTTTGTACGTCAGCACCATATAGGGATCAAAGCCAAGCACATTTTTGTCCCGAATGCCGTCGGCCAAGGTATAGCGGTGCAGCTCATCACCAAAAATGGACGTGGTGGTGTTGTTTTTCTTGCTGTTCACCTCGTGAATAGGAGTGCCGGTGAAGCCGAAAATAATAGCATACTTGAACGTGTCCTTGATGTTCGTGAGCATTTCCCCGAAGGTGGAACGATGCGCTTCATCGATGATGATGACAATTTTCTTGGCAGCGATTTTTTCAAGATCGGCAGTTTTGATGCGCTCGTTGTCCTTGGTAATATTGCTGAGTTTTTGAATAGAGGTCACGATGAGGGAGTTTTCCGGAGCATCACTCTTCAGTTTCGACAACAGAACATCGCCGTCCTCCGTCCCCTGTACTTCGATACGGTTTCCAGCAAAATCTTTATAATCGTCCAACGACTGCTTGCCCAGTGCCTTTCTGTCCACCAAGAAGATGACTTTGTCGGCATCCTCGGAGCTGTTGATCAGCTGTGCCGACTTAAAACTGGTAAGGGTCTTGCCGGAGCCAGTGGTATGCCAAACATACCCGCCTAGTGGGTTGAGGTCGCGCCAGTCCTTTTTGGTCACCTTATCCGCAATTTTCGTAGCAGCGTAGTATTGGTAGCTACGCATGACCTTCAGCGTATTGTCCTTTTCGTCGGCAATAGTGTAAAAGCCGATAAGAGTGTGTGCCATCGGGATGTTCAAGAGGTGGGTGACCACATCTTTCCAATCGTTGAGAGGATTATTATATTTGTCAGCCCAATGGAAATAATAGGCTTTGTTGAAAGTCCCATCCGGACCGGGGTTGGCAAAATACACGGATTCCTTCGGCTGCATGGCTACAAAAACTTGAACCAAAGAGAAAATCCCCGTAAATACGCCTTCATGGGCATATTTCTCGATCTGATTATAGGCTTGGCTGACGGGAATGCCACTCCTCTTCAATTCCATGTGGATGACGGGCATTCCGTTAATGATAAGCATGAGATCTCCACGTCGGTCGGGAAGAATATCCGATTTTGTCTTAAATTGCGGCTGGCGAGCAATCTGATAACGGCTCCGCCCAAGAGCAATTTCGTTTTGGTCGTAGATATGGAGGCTGACCTCCTTACCGTAGTGTAGTGTGTCCTCCGGATTATCCCGGCGCACGGATACGCTTTTCCCGTTGATAAAATCATTAAGCCGCCACGGGGTACGCAGGTTATAGATTTGCTCCATAAGCTGCTGCATTTCGCCGTCTGTCAAAGGACAGTCATTGAGGGTATCTTGTTCGCGGTTATTTTGAAAGAGAATGTCCGCCCAGTTGCGGATAAGTGCCTCCTCTGTGGGATAATCAAGGGTCTTAGACTCCCATCCACGATCAACGAGGAGGCTGATGACTGCTGCTTCAAAGTCTTTTTCCTTGCTAAATTCCACGTCACTCTCTCCCTATATAAACATCTTCTGCACCAAGGCAGACTTCATCTGCTTCAGCTTTGCAATTTTCTGCGCTTGAGCGGTTATGGCGTTCTCTAATGTGTCAAAGTATTCGCCGATTTTCTGTTGCTCTTCCATGTGAGGGAAGGGAATCGGCATATCGAAAAACACATCATCTTTTATTGAGAAACGGTCATACCGTGCGCCGTTATCCCCATTATAGAACATATAGGTGTGCCAATATTGGCTCTTAAAGAACCACTCCAAATAGGCATAATCTATATCATGTGGTCTAAAAACCGTATAGAGAGGTGACATAATCCCTTTGCGTTTCAACTTATTTCTGTTAATAGGTCCAACTGGAGCATTAGTTGAGATTCTGGGATTATACACAAAGTCGTTCTCTGCCACGATATAGTAGCCATTGATATTATCGGCATTGGAAATATCGTGGTCAAAATAGTCCCGCTGGCTGATAATACCATACTCTGCGGAATTGGTAAAAGTCTCGGTATACTCCCGATAGTCGTTTCTCTCTATGACTTTTCTTGCGATATCTTTGAGCAGCGCATATCCCCACTCTTCCTCAAACTCCACGAACCGAATCTGAGGGACACTCTCCCCCTCTTGCAGAAACATCCTCTGTAGCATGGCTTTTTTGAAAGCGAGGAGTTTTTCGTATCGAATAGTGGCGATGTTGATGATGGAATCTAGCTGAGAGAAAATATTACCTATTTTTTTTGTTCAGATTTAGACGTTATGGGTATATCGATAATTTTCATTCCATCAAGATCTATGCTTTTCCCATCTCTGATTCCATAGACATGAGAACTCAGCAATACATCAACAAAAAAACACGATCTAAAGAAAGGATAATAAAAATTAGTAACAGCATCGTCACTATGGAATGTATGGTATGCTGGACTTACAATGCCATCCGAATTAGATTTTTCAAGCCCACCTTCAAACGACCTCAGATGGACTATAAAGTCCCCTTCTTTAATTTTTTATACCCAGATAAATTTTCTTTATCATATTGAATATTTCGATTTGATTCATCGCGTAAAACTGTTCCATGCCCTTGAACTATAGTCAAAGCAGGAAGTTCAGTATGGTTTTTCTCCGTGTATTCTTGGAAAACACTCCCAAAAGGTTTAAGGCTCCACTCACCATCAAACTCGCCGAACCGAATCTCCGGCACTTTTTTTCGAATATCCAC